GGGGAACCGAAGCACCGACTCAAGATCCAAGTCAGCCGGTCCCAGCACATTCCATCTGAGAGAATCTAACATCGTGTTAGAATCTAACTATGAGAGAATCTAACGCTAGCTATCAGCGCCGATACCGTGTCCGTAAAGCTCTAACTGTGAAGGCTGAGCGATGGGGTGCCGAGATCATAGAAGTCATCGCTGTCCGGAAGGATGGCAAGATCGCGCTCTACGATCCCGACACGGGTGCCAAGCTGTAAAGGTCAAATCTCGGCCAGGATGTCCCCCCAGCGGATCGTCGCCTCGTGGATGACCTCCCCGTCCGCAATGAGTCGCACGGTGCGCTCCAGGTCGTCGGAGGGGTCGATCACGGCGATCTGCCGCGTCGCGGCGACGTACTCGTAGTAGGCACCGGTGGCCTCGTGCTCCTCCCAGGGGCCGAAGTCGGCGTTCCTGACCTGCTCGCCGTCCGCGATGATGTCAACGGCATATCCGATGCTTGCCATGATGACTCTCCTGTCGTGCTGTAAAGGGGTCCGTGCTGTAAAGATCTAAGCACGTATTGGGATACCTGTCAAGCTGTAGCATGTCCTGCCCTTGCAGAGCCTCAGCGGAGGATGCGGCGGGTTCGTGCTGTAAAGAACTCAATCACAGATCGGTGCCACGAGGTGTGCGCTCCACTTGATTCCTTCCACGCGACTGGAGACCGAGTCCCGCCGTAGCGGAACCCGGCCCTGGATCAGTCAGCGGACTGACGTACCCTCTGCGCGCCAGTCAAGCACCTCGCGCTCCCCTGTCGGCAGGGCCAGCTCTTCCGCGATCCGGACAACGGATGCGTAGTTTTCGCCGAAGGCCGTGCGCAGGGCGTTGATGATCCGGCCCTGGAAGCCGCGCGTGGTCGAGCTGATGTACCGGGCATCGAAGTAGATGGGTCCGACCATCGTGATGACCGCAATCGTCGTGTCCCAGTGCTTGAGCTGGATGCCGTGGCCGACCTTTTCGCCATCGACGTAGATGGTGACCGGAATGCCCTTGTATGAGTTGCCCTGCCAGTGCTGGAGGGTGTCGCCCTGGCCGTTCTGCAGTTTCTGGATGTCGAATCGGATACGGCTTGCCTGGGAGTGGTTCGGGACATTCATGGTGCTCTCCTTGAGCTCTAGGGGTTGACATCGGTTGATGTCTGTAAAGAACAGTACGCAGGTGTCACGAAGGTGTGCGCAGAGTCCATTTGATTCCTCCATGCGGCGGTGGACCGGACCCGAAGGTCCGGCCCCTCTCGCCTTAGCAGAGTTCCGACTGACCAATGGTCAGGGCGATCGCGTCCTGACTGTACAGGCGCGCCAGCTCGCTGAGGAAGCGGCGCAGGACGCTGAGTGCGCGGCCATCGGCCTTTCCCGTAGTGAGAAGCGTAATCTTCGCGGACTCCTCCTCGACGCCATCCCAGAAACCCGTGCCTCGGTGGATCTCGACGTTGTCGACATGAATGGCGGCCTCGACCGCAAACCTGTTCATGTCCGCCTTAACGTCCTCGATGAACTGCTCCCAGCGCTCATCGGACATGGGAGCCCAGCCCTTGACCGGCTGGCCGTCCAGGTAGAAATCGCGATCGTCGTAGGTGGAGGTGCGGACGTTGCGTCCGATGGTCGCAGTGTAAACGTGCATGAGTTGCTCCGATCTAAGGGATGTCTGGGTTGGCATCTGTAAAGATCTAATCATGCATCTTGTACCTGGCGACACGCGCTCCATTTGATTCGCCAGTCCGTAGGCCGATTTCTCGGAGTAGCCTGGTATCCCAACGGTAGGCCGGTTTCGTCAGACCCCCCGGTAACCCAACATTCCCAGCCCTATCGTGGTACGCTTAGGTATCCCTACTACGAGATCGAAGGAGTAACCCAATGAAAATCCCCGAGCACCCCAAGGAGGGCTGATGCCAACCGACGGGGTCTGTATGGCCTGTGGCGCGCAGGTTGGCCGGTATCGCCTGGCGAACTGTCCTGACCGTGGGCAGAAGTTCTGTGAGCAATGCGGCCAGTGTGAATGCCTGGCACGCCCGGAGAAGGTGGAGGACTGATGGACATCGAAGAGGTTCAGCAGAAGTTGGGCGAGTACCTAGCATCCGATTTCGAGAACGGCCCGTTCAGTGACACGTCCTTCGCGCGGGCGGAGGTTGAGCCTGACGGAACGATGACGCTGTTCGCGAGCGAATCGGAGTCGGCATGGCCGGTCGCATCGTTCGATGTGCCGCAGCTTGCTGAGTGGCTGATGCCGCTGGTCCGACGCGCACAAGCCAGCAAGGTGCGGGAGGTCGCGGAGTTGGTGATGGACCCGCACAACGGGCTCCCATTCGACGCCGAGCATGACCTGGCGATCGTGTCCGCATGGCTGCACGACGTGGCCGACCATATCGAGCATGACTGATAAGATCCCCCCGTTGCAACACAACAACCTAGCTAGGAGGTCACCATGACCAGCACGAACCCGTTCGACGACACCACGTCCTCTCCCTCTTCGGGGAAGGCGCTCGACGTCCCTTCTTCGGAAGAGGCCCCTGCTGAGAAGCCGAAGCCTGCAGCGAAGAAGCCGAAGCCCGCTGAGAAGAAGGCCAAGAAGGTCGACTTCAACAAGGCCGTCTCCGACAAGGGCGTCCTGTCGGCTACCTCCGGTCAGGTCACCGCGACGGTCGACATGAACCAGGTGGCCGTTCCGGTCCTCCGGGTCTCGATGATCGGCTGGGTCGGTACAGCCCCGCTGGAGCTCGCCGCCTCCTCGATCGACGACATTCGCAAGGTGCTCGACGAGCTGGAGAAGCAGGCCAGCTGAGTCCGGCTTGACAGAGAGGGACTGTGTTGGGATACTTATCTCGACACAGTCCCTTTTCTGATTGGAGAACACAGTGGCACTCAACAACAGCGGCTTGGCACCGGACATTTACGATCGCTTCGGCATCGCACAGGATGCACCTGTCCCGGACGACATCGAAGATCGCCAGCTGGTCCAGGTCAAGCTGCGCGCCAAGATCTACGAAGCCGCGAAGTTCATGGCTGGGGAGATCGACTCAGGGCGCGAGCTCAGCCTCGCGCTGACGCACCTCGAAGAGGCCCTGATGTGGGCCGGAAAGGCGATCTTCAAGTGAACGGCAACGAGCACCCCGCATTCATCAACCCCGATGAGGGTATCGACGAGTCCTCCCCTGTCGAGAACGGCGAGGTCTCGATGTTCGAGCTCGCGACCGAGGCCGATCGCACCACCCTGTCGCGGTGGGCCGACAGCATCATCCCCGGAGTCGACGTCGTCGCCCTGCAGAACCGGGTCCGCGTCGGTGACCTGGTGATGAACCGCCCCGGCTCCCCGAGCTTCGAGGTCTTCACCCGAAGCGAGAACGTGAACTTCGAGCGGGTGCAGGCACGTCTGGCGATCATGCAGAAGGTCGACAGTACAGAGGCCGCGAAGCGGTGGGACGCCTGGATTCACGGGGACCTGACGTGAACAAGAAGCTGCTGGGCGACGTCGTCCGAGAAGGGGACTGGCTGCACACCGGGGACATCTTCCTCGACGTTCGACTCCCGAAGAAGCAGAAGAAGAAGACGGACCGGAAGCCTTACCCCCGCTTAGTCAGGATCGAGAGGATCGTCTACCACGACGATCTCACCCGCAGTTTCGTACTCGCCCCGACCGACAGCCTAAACTCGAATCTGTACCGGACGATGACCAGCGAGGTCACCCTCCGCAGGTTCTACCGACGCATCAATACCAACGAAGAGAGGGTCCTCTGATGGACATCAAGACGATCGAGCTGGTGGTACGGCCTGTGCAGGCTGTGCAGTTCACCGGCCAGGACAACGACAACGCCGACCTGCAGGCGTGGATTCAGGACCGGCTGTCCTTTCAGAAGGTGACGGCCACCGCCGACCGTTTGTACCTCCCCTCTGTCGGAGGCATGGAGATCCTGGAGCAGGGCGACTGGGTCCTGTACGATCCGGTCGACAACGCCTTCCGGGGGGCGACGAACGAAGCCATCGAGCAGCACTACCGGGAGGTGCCTGCCGACGAGATCAAGGAGTAAGCAGTGTCCGTAAAGGTCGTCAGGATCTCTAAGAATCCTTTGGACTGGGCAATCAACAAGCTGGGCATGACCCGTGCCGACTTCCAGGTGGAGGGTGGCTACAGCAAGCCGTACCTTCTCCGGCTGAGTCAGGGCAGGCACTCGCACATGGGTGCCAGGGTGGTCAACGACCTTTACAGCATGGCCCGGGCAAAGGGCATCGACCTGGACTCGGAGATCGTGGGTGAGTACGGTTCCGCGACCTCCGTACCAGACGCCTACGACGTCTGGGTGGCCGAGCACCGCAAGGCACAGACGATGCCCGCCCCGGTCAACGACAAGACCCTGAACCCGTTCATGCGGCTAGTCAAGGCCGTGGGCAGCGTGAGCCGCATGTCGGCCCTCCTGGCAGCCCCAGATCAGCTTGTCGAGCGGTACGCTAAGGGCGTCTCCTACGAGATGCCGATGCCCGTGATGATGGCCCTGACGGATATGGGGTACGCACACATCGATGAGTTGGACGCAGCAATGAGAGATTGGGGACGTAGAAATGCTTGAAGCAGCTGGAATGCCGGACTTTGGAGCCGATGCCACAGGCATCGTCATCAGCATCGTCTTGGTGCTGATCCTGTCAGGTCTGCTCGCTGTAAAGGACCACTTCAACCGTGGCTGATGAGGTACTCTTCCTGAACGACGAGGACGACGACGGCTCCGTCCTCGTCGTTCACGCTGACGGTCGGGTGGTGCCGTCCCCGGTCCCGACAGGATTCGATCCGTACCTCTTCCGGGACATCCTCGCGGCTATCAACGTCTTCTACCTCCGCAACGGCTACGTGCCCTCTGTCGACGAGGTCAGCAAGAGCTGGGACCGGATCTCGAAGAAGACCTACTCCAAGGCGTATGCCACGCCTGAGCTCAAGGCTGCTCTGGCGATCCGAGGCATCTCGATGGACCCGGCCACAGGGGTGAGCCCTGAGCAGGCCGTCGCGATCCAGCTCCTGTCGGACCCCACTGACCGGCGAGCGCTCAGCACTAAGCTGAGGCAGATCGGCGTCTCGATGCCGAAGTACCAGAACTGGATGCGGCAGCCGCTGTTCGCGGAGCTCCTGTCGAAGCGGAGCGAGCAGAACCTCATGGACGCTGTGCCGATCGCGCTGAACCGTCTGATCGGGAATGCCGACTCCGGTGACCAGAGGGCCATCGAGAAGGTTCTGGAGATTACTGGGCGCTGGAACCCCCAGCAGCAGGAGATCAACAACGCACGTCAGGTGGTGCTCGTTCTTGTCGAAGCCGTGCTCAAGCACGTAAGTTCCAAGGAAGAGAAGGATGCTATCCTGGCCGAGGTAGAACAGGCCATGCAAAAGGGCAATCTGATGAACCAGATGAGTACCGTCACCAGAGGGGAGATCGCGTAATGCCTGCATTCACGACCCGACTGGGGATGTACATCCCCGGTGGAGGATCTCTCGGGCTCGGTGGCGACGACGAAGTGGCCGACATCGACCGCATCAACCAGGGTCTCCTGCGTCTTGATGAGGTCGTCGGTGTCCCAGAGCTGTCTACGTTCCCTGGGGACCCGTTTCCGGGGCAGGTCGTCTCAGTGTCGGGCGATACCTACTACTGGAGCGACAGCCTGGGTCAGTGGCGACAGCTGAGCCCTCACGTCGGTACTATCCCTCCCGAGAACCCCCAGGAGGGGTACGTGTGGATTGACACGAACTGAGGTGCTGTAAATGCCTACTGTCGCGCTTCCGGGGACGGACTCCCCGGCCACCACGAGCTGGGTCTCCCCTGGAGGCACGTTCTACATCTACAGCAACGTGAAGCTCCCAACTGGCCGAACGATGGCAAACGGGAGTAAGAACATCCTGGTGCAGACTCTGAATCTGTACGTTGCCGGTCGATCGGGATCAGTGAGTATCCGCCCCTACTTTGGCAACAACCCTCGCGGGAGCTCGACCAGCTACGGGGCTCAGAGCACCCCCTCAAAGAAGTCTATGGCAGTGGGGGTTCACGCTAGTGGAGGAAGCAACACAAATTACGGCGTGCACTGGGGTGGCGGGGGCGTCAACTTCCGGCGCGGTGGCGGGGGCTCAACACAGTCCTCGGGCTCGTCTTCGTGGGGGTCCTCTCTGTCGGGAACAATGACCTATGCTGAGGCCCCTGCAGCTCCGACCCCCATTGGCATCAGTGGGGCTACTGCAACAAGCCTCACAGCTAAGTTCAGCGGGAACAGCGACGGAGGGTCTAGCATCACAGGCTGGAGCCTCCAGTACAGCAAGAACTCCAACTTCTCTGGTGCGACGACGGTCAGCTCGAATGGTACGACGACGGTCACGGGTCTTGACCCCGATACGACGTACTACTTCCGGGCTGCCGGGAAGAACGCTGTTACCACTAACGCAGGCACGACAGGGCCGTGGTCGTCTACGTTCAGCGGGAAGACCCTGGCATCGACTCCGGGCGCTCCCGGCGACCTTGAGCTCACGCCGCTGTCCAGCACGCAGGTGAAGCTGACGTGGACGGCCCCCTCCAGCGACGGCGGGTCTGCAATCACGGGGTACAAGGTCCAGCAGTCCAAGAACTCCGACTTCTCCGACTCGACGACGGCGACTCTGGGCAACGTGCTCACCTGGACGTCAGGGACTCTCGACACCGGCACCTGGTACTTCCGGGTGCGTGCTGTAAACGCCAATGGGGACGGAACCTGGAGTTCGTCTAAGAGCAACACCGTGACCCGAACAGGGTATCCGACAGTGATTCTGGGAGGGTCTGAAGTCCAGAAGCCGGGGAAGGTATACTTGGGCGGTACATGGGCTGTAAAGCCTGTGAAGACCTACAAGGGTGGTCAGTGGATCACTCTTCTGTGAAGGGAGACGTCGTGGCCTACAGCTACGTGAAGATCAACGGGCAGCGTGTCGAGAAGAACGTCGCTGCCGCGTTCGAGAAGATGCGTGCCGCGTTCAAGGAGAAGTTCGGCCTCGACCTGATCGTATCCAGCGGCACCCGCACGCGCGCTGAGCAGCAGCGCCTCTATGACGGCTGGGTCAAGCGCCTCCCCGGCTACAACCTCGCCGCCCCTCCGGGAAGGTCGAACCACGAGGAGTCCGGCCCGCGAGGCCCGCGAGCGCTCGACCTGCGCGATTCCGGGAAGGACTACGGGGTGACCCGGATCGGCACCGTCCGCTCCAACTGGCTGGCAGCCAACGCGCCCAGGTTCGGTTTCACCCCTGCCGGTCACTTCTTCAACCCCCGTGAGGGCTGGCATTACGAGTACACCGGCCAGCTCGCGGGCGGGGCACCCGCTCCGGTCCCCGCCACGCCGGGCAAGAAGCACAACCCGTTCGGCATCCCCACCGCTGTCGGCCTGCAGAAGATCGCCCGCCTCTACGGCTACCGTGGCGCGTATGATGACATCTGGGGCAGCGGGTCTGCGGGCGGGTTCGCGCAGTTCCTGCGTCAGAACTGGGGCTACAAGGGTAATGACGTGCTCGGCCCGGTCATGTGGAGGGCCATCGCCCGGTGGCTCCGCGCTCGCTGGGGCTACGTCGGCAACGACGTTCCCGGCCCGGTCATGCGCTCCGCCTTGCGGCGCGCCGAGGCGGCGAATCGCCGCGAGCTGAAGTAATGGGCGGGGGATCGGCCCTAGAGGACGTAGGCTTTACGGTCTACGTCCTCGCGGCGATCATTCTTGCCGTCATCGGGTGGCTGATCGTGAAGGTCTTCCCTGTGATCCGCAAGTTCGTGGCCTTCGTCAACGATGTGGCCGGGGAGGAAGCTCGCCCCGGAACTCCCGCCAGGCCCGGCCTCTTCGAGCGGCTGAGCAGGATCGAAGACGTGCAGCAGGACATGGTCAAGAAGGTGGACGTCGTTCATCACGAGATGTTTCCGAACAGCGGCAAGAGTCTCCGAGACCAGAACAACCGGATCGAGGCGAAGGTCTCAGCCGACTACAAGGAGATCGGACTCCTGAAGGAGGCCGTCGAGTACCTGAGAGCCGGTCAGGAGAATCAGCAGAAGACTCTCAGCGAGCACATAGAGGTGTCCACAGGTATACTGAGGGCACTCATGGACAAGGAGAAATGATGTCTCTCAACCAGCCGATCGCCGTGGACAACACGCCGAATGTCGTCGTACAGAACCCGAAGGTCCGTCTCGTGGCGAACATCGTACTCGGGTCTGCCCTGGTCCTCATCCCGGCAGCCATCGTTCTCGACGTCAACGCGCCTGAGTTCGATTGGTCGTTCTGGACGACCCCGGCAATGGCCGTGACGAGCTTCTTGGCAGGCGTCTTCGGCCTGTCGGTCACCGCTCCGAACGTTCCCCGGAAGCTCTGACATGGCTGACCTCCCGGAGGAGTTCACGAAGCTGACTGCTGAGCAGGTGGAGAAGATTCACCTGAATGCGGATACGGACGTTCGACGGGAGTCGATTCATCACACCCTCGGACCTCGCACGACGCAGGCGGCTCCAGGGGATCACACGCACAACGGCTCCGACAGCTCCCTCCTCCTGGAGGGGGTGACGATCTCTGGGTCTCGAAGCAGCTCCGCATCGATCCTGCCGTCAATAATCTCGGCCCTGGTGAAGCTCGGAGCAGTAGACCAGAGCTCGGCATAGGAGAATCGTGGCTGTAAAGCGCGCCAAGGACGACAACTCTGTCACAGGACTTCTTGAGTTCGCTCTCGCTGAGCTCGAAGCACCTGTGCGCAAGGGCAATAGGTTCACCTATAAGCCGTACCCCAAGCAGGAGCAGTTCCACCGATCGGACTGCCTGGGCCGCTACATCGCCGGAGCAAACCGTGCAGGTAAGTCCGACGCAGAGGTGATGGAGGCGATCTGGTGGTGTACGGACACGCACCCCTGGCTCGACCGACCGGAGAGCTGGGGCAGCGGTCCTATCCGAGGTCGCTTTGTCGTCGTCGACATCGTCAAGGGCGTGGAGGACATCATCCTCCCCAAGCTGAAGCGTTGGTGCGCGACGAGCGACCTCATCAACGGGAAGTTCGACGACTCCTGGGACAACCGGACGTTGACCTTCACGTTCAAGAACGGGTCGACGATCCAGTTCCTGACGCACGGAATGGATCTCGACAAGCACGGTGGTGTGCCGCTGCACTTCGTCTTCTTCGACGAGATCCCGCCTCAGCCGGTCTTCAACGAGAACCTCATGCGTCTCATCGACTACAACGGCTTCTGGGTCATCGCGGCCACCGCTGTGCAGGGCATGGGGTGGACCTACGACTACATCTGGGAGCCGTGGGAGAACGACGAGGAGATCAACGGCATCCCTGCCCGAGACTTCGTCTTCTGCATCCAGCTCAAGCAGTCCGATAACCCGTACCTCGAAGCCGACGAGGAGGAGCGCGGGAAGTATTACATCGCGATGGATGAGGCCGAGCGTCACATCCGCGAGGAAGGTGCCTTCATCGCCAAGAGCGGTCTGGTGTTCCCGAACTTCAAGAAGAAGACGCACGTCCTGGCAGAGCCTCTCCCTGTCGGAGAGTTCCGGAGTTGGGCCTGGTACTCCAGTGCTGACTTCGGATGGAACAACCCGACAGCGTGGCTCTGGCACGCCGTGGCACCGGACGGGCGGATCTACACCTTCGGTGAGCACTACAAGAGCTTCATGACCACGGACGAGCACGCTGCCGTGATCCATCAGAAGGAGAGCGCCTGGCTCAAGCAGCCGGAGATCCGGATCGGTGATCCTGCAGGCAACCAGAAGCAGATGAACACCGGAACCAGCGTTATCAGCGAGTACGCTCGTCGCGGTATCTACATCGGGACCGAGAACATCCCGAAGGACCCGCAGATCGGCATCGACAAGATGCAGCAGTATCTTGCTGTAAAGGACAAGACTCCGTGGGGCGAGAACACACCGATGTGGATGATCTCGCCGGACTGCGTGAACCTCATCCGGGAGCTGCAGCGGCTGAAGTGGGCCAGCTACGAGTCCGACAAGAAGTCCTACGAGCTCAACCGTAAGGAAGAGGTCCACAAGAAGGATGACCACGCCTTCGACTCAGCCAAGTATTTCGCCACGATGATGCCGGATCTCCGGCCTCTGCCGCAGGACATCTTCGAGAAGGCCCCGATTCACCTGACCTTCTCTCAGATGATGGACGTACTGCAGAATGACCCCGATGTGGTGATGCACAACGAAACGTGGGATACTCAGGAGGTCGCAGACTTCGACGATATGGAAAGGTTCTGGTGATGTCCTCACACTTCAAGGTCGTATCCGCCCCTGAGCTCGCTCCGGGAGTGGACTACGTCACAGGCAGCGGCGTCGGGCCGTTCATCGATACGCAGCGCGATATTCGCGACCAGGCGGGGCGGAACCTCGGCAGGCTCTACCTGTCGAAGGACTCGGTCGCTGAGATGGCTCGTGAGTTCGGCCTCATCGGAGGTCACGCGGACGACACGGCGATCAACGCCGCGTACAACAAGGGCAAACTGGACGGACTACAGGAGGAACTCGGTGGAGACCTTTACAGCATTGCTGATACTCTGCGTCGTTGGCTGGAGCATGTCGCTCCTGCTGGCAATTCTGCTGGTGGCCGGAGGAAGGCGAGCTGAGCAGCGTCAGTCTGAGCTCCGAGACGAGTTCAAGACGACCCTGTCCTTCGTCGTTCAGCAGAGCCGGGAGATAAGCTCTTCCTCGGCAGAGGTACAGGAGAGTCAGCTCGGTCTCCTGGAGAAGGCTTTCGCCCAGCTTCGGGCAACGAATGCGTGGGAGTACCAGGCCATCATGTCGATGTCCGGAGGTCCCGCGTATGATGAGCAGTACGACCCTTCCCCGGAGGCAGAGGCGATGAGAATCGCTGAGCGCCAGAACACAAAGGATGAACTTGATGAGTCCCTCACCGCAGCAGAGGAAGCCGTCCTCGGAGACATCTTCCCTGGCAGCTTCGGCTGATCGGAGTGCCGACGCCGGTACGACGGCTGTCCACGCCCCGGAGACAGACGGGTTCGATCTTTACAGCTTCCGGGAGTCTGAGGAAGGTAAGGAGCTCACGGCGTGGGCGCTGAACGAGTTCAGCCGCAGTCGAGGGTACAAGACCCGGAAGCACCGCCAGTGGTACACCTTCATGGCCTTCACGTTCGGCCATCAGTGGATCGACATCGTCGGCAAGAACGTGCCAGGTTCGGGGGCCTCTCCGATCAAGGCCAAGCCCGCTCCGTCCTACATGGGACGGCGGACAGTGAACCGCATCCGGTCGTTCGTCCGCACGGAGCAGTCTAAGTTCCTGTCGACCCTGCCCACGGTCACCTCCGTCCCCGCCACGAGCGAGGAGGAGGACGTCCGAGCCGCCTACGCAGGCGAGCAGGTCATCGAGAGCTACTTCTCCAAGCGCAAGCTCCGTCGCGAGTACAGCAAGGCCATCTGGTGGATGATCCTCACCGGCACCGGCATCCTGAAGACGTGGTGGGACCCCACTGTCGTCGACAAGACCTCCGGGCAGCCGGGGGACATCATGTACCGATCGGTGACCCCGTTTCACATCTTCGTGCCGGATCTTCGTGAGCGTGAGGTTGATGACCAGGCGTACATCATCCAGGCGCAGGTTAAGCCCCTGGAGTGGGTCAAGCAGCAGTACCAGGAAGAGCTGAAGGGTCAGAAGCTGAGCCCTACCCAGTCCAGCTCGAATACGCTGCTCGACGAGGCGTTCTACACCCTGTCGAACACCCACAAGTCCGAGCTCGATGCCGTCGTCATCCTGGAAATGTGGGTCAAGCCTGGTACTCACCCGAAGCTCCCTAACGGAGGTCTGCTGATCCTGGCCGGGGAGGTGCTGGTCGGTGCCTACGTCGACGGGATGCCGTACAAGCACGGTGAGTACCCCTACACGAAGTTCGAGCACCTCTCCAACGACACCTTCTTCGCTGACAGCCCTCTCGCGGATCTCATCGAGCTCCAGAAAGAATTCAACGATGTCCGTACCAACATCGGCGTGGCGGCGAAGAGGATGGGGAACCCTCAGCTGCTCGCTCAGCAGGGCTCGATCGTCCCTGGCCGGATCACGAACGAGCCCGGCCAGATCATCCAGTACCGCCCAGGAACGCCGCCCCCCAGCCCGATCCCTCTGCAGCCTCTGCCGGAGTACGTGGTGGCTCAGCTTCCTCAGATCGTGCAGGACTTCGAGGACCTGTCCGGTCAGCACGAGGTGTCCAAGGGCTCCACGCCGACAGGCGTGACTGCAGGGACGGCTCTGGCCTTCCTGAAGGAGACCGACGACAACTACCTGACGCCCCAGTACCAGAACATCGAGGACGGCTTCGAGCGCGTGGCCGTGCAGACGCTGTCGCTGTTCCAGCAGTTCGTAGACGTTGCCCGCCGTGTCAAGGTGATCGGTGCGGACGGTGCCTTCGACAGCGCCCTACTGTCGGGCTCGGACATCAACGGAGCGTCCGACATCCGGGTGGAGCCTGGGTCGAGCATCGGCCAGAGCCAGGCAGCGAAGCGGGCAGCCATCATGGATATGTTCGCTGTCGGCATCCTGCAGGACCCGAATCAGGCTCTCCGTCTTCTGGAGGTCGGTGGCGCACAGAAGGTGCTCGACACGATCTCGGTGGCCGAGAAGAAGGCTCAGCGCGAGAACACGAAGATGAAGTCCCTGCAGAACCAGGAGGGCCAGCAGCTTCTCGAAGAGCACATCTCCTCGAACATGAAGGAAATGGTCACGGAGATGGCTCAAAGCCTCAGCACCGAGCCGGACCCTGAAACAGGGATGTCGCCTGAGCCAGTGGACCCCGAGGAGCTGATGCAGAACCCCGAGGTCGTGCAGGCTCTGTCGGAGCAGATCCCTCCGTTCATCCCTGTTGACGACTTCGACATGCACGAGATCCACATCGACGTCCACAACCGCTACCGGATGGGGCAGGAGTACGAGACCCTTCCGGACCCTGTAAAGGCCGAGTTCGACAAGCACGTCGAGATGCACAAGATGCTGCTGCAGCAGACGATGATGGAGCAGCTCATGATGGGCGGGATGCCGATGGGCGGCGAAGGTGGAGCTGGCGAAGGCCCGATGGCTGGAGGCCCTGCAGTAAAGGGTCCTGGACTGACACCTGATACAGGCGGTCCTGGTATCGTTGGGCCAGCACCGGCGCAGCCCGCGTCGCTCTGACGAAGGATTAGGACATGGCTACCGTAGACCTCACCAATGAGATCGAACCTCAGCACCCGTTCAGGCCCGTGAAGGCGTACCTGTCGGACATCCGAGACGCCATCAAGGAGGCGGACGAGGAGGGCATCTACACTGATGACTATCTCGACAAGTGCAACCGAAATGACCTCACCAGCATCGCCCGCAGTCTGGGCGTCGAGGTTCCGGTTCGTTACGTCGCTCCCGAGGAAGAGTCCGGCGACAACTAAGAAGTCACGCCCTGTAAAGGGTGTGCTACAGTAACTCACAAGCAGCCAAGGCTCGAATCGTTCGAGTACAGCAGAAAGGATAGAGATGGACCCCGAAGAGATGGGCCAAGACTCCGAGGCAGAGGTCGTAGACCAGGGCCAGGAGAACAGCCCTGAAGTTGAGCGGGAAACCGAAGAGACGCCTCAGCACGAGAGTGGGTACAACCCCGTCTTCGAGCCGATCCGGCAGACCCTCGGAATCCAGTTCGAGTCCATCCTCCCCGATCTCCAGAAGATCGAAAAAGGATTCAACAGCGGTATTACCAAGGCGAACGCGAAGTACGAGCCGTGGAAGGCTTTCGAGGACCAGGGCATCACGCCCGAACAGGTCACTCAGGGCTTCGGTCTTCTCCGTCAGCTGAATGACGAGCCCGAGAAGATCTACTCCGCGCTCCACGATTTCCTGAAGCAGAACGGACGTCTCCCGCAGACGGACGCCGAGGTTCAGGAGGTCGTCGACAACGCCGAGGACGACGAAGATCTCCCCGAGACTGACAAGAAGCTCGCTGAGCTTCAGCGTCAGTTCGAGCAGCAGCAGCAGTTCCTTCAGGCACAGCAGGAGCAGTTCCAGATGGAGCAGCTCCAGGCCAAGGCCGAGCAGGAAGTTGCTCAGGAGTTCGACGCCTTCGAGAAGGCTCACCCCGAGCTGACCGAGGACGACAAGCGAGAGATCTACAACCGTCACTTCCAGTACGCGGCCTCTGGACCTCAGAACATCCGCTCGCTGGAAGAGGTGGCGAAGGAATACTTCAGCCTCGTCGACCGTATTCGATCTGCACCTCGCCCGAACGACACAGCCCCGCGACTCCCCGGAGCAGGTGGCGGTGTTCCGGCTGGGCAGCGCAAGCCTTTCGCAGAGCTCTCCCGCGAGGAGAGTCAGAACGCACTGGCTGAGCTGCTCGAACAGAACAAGCAGTAATCCACCATCACACGGAAGGACAGTCCAATGGCTGCCACTCTCGCCACGATTGAGCCGTACCTCAAGGAGGTATACACCGGGAAGATCCGGCGTCAGCTCAACGAGGAGATCACCACGCTTAAGCGCGTCACCCGATCGGGTGCGGGCGTCAGCTCCGAGACGAACGGCAAGTACGTCACGTTCCCGATCCACACTCGTCGCAACAGCGGCCTGGGTTCGCGGAACGAGATGGACCCGCTGCCCGTCCCCGGTCAGCAGGGCTACGCGGCTGCCCGTCTCGCCCTGAAGAGCGCCTACGGCGGACTTCAGATCACCGGGCAGGCAATCGACCAGGCCGACCGCGACTCCAAGGCGTTCGCTCGTTCGATCGACGAGGAGATCGAGCGTCTCAAGGTCGACGTCAAGAAGGACATGAACCGCCAGATCTACGGTGACGGCTCCGGAACGATCAGCACCATCACGGGTGCCGCGACCGGCAACGTCATCCCTGTCGAGGACGCCCGTCTCTTCTGGATCGGCGCAAACGTCGACATCGTCACGCTCCCGTCCACCGTCGCGATCTCGAACCGCACCATCACCGCCGTTTCCGTGCAGAACAACACGGTCACCATCTCGGGTGCGGCCCCGTCCGTGTCCAACGGACAGGTCATCACTCGACAGGGCTCCCTGTCGAAGGAGATCACCGGCTTCGCGGCCATCGTGGACGACAGCTCCGTCGTCTACAACATCAACCCCTCTGTCGAGCCGGAGTGGACCTCTGAGGTCGACGAAAACAGTGGCTCGGGCCGTGCCATCACGGAGCAGCTGATGGTCCAGATGGCCGACCGCATTCGTGTGCGTGGCGGCAAGACGACCGTCATCTTCCAGTCGCTCGGCGTGCGCCGCGCATACTGGAACCTGCTGAGCCAGCTCCGCTCGATCGTCAACGAGCAGGAGTTCAAGGGCGGCTTCAAGGGCCTGGCCTTCACCACGGACCAGGGCGAGATCCCTGTCGTGGCGGATGTCGACGCCCCGCTGGGCACCCAGTACTTCATCAACGAGGACGCTCTGACGTTCTACCGCGACAAGGAATGGGACTGGCTGGACCGCGACGGCTCGATGTTCAAGCAGCTCCGGGACTCCAGCGGCGTCTACGACGCCTGGTACGCCCACCTGGTTGAGCGTCACGAGCTCGGCACCGACCGCCGCAACACTCACGGCGTCATCAAGGACATCACCGAAGGCTGAGTGATGTCGCTGAGGGCCTCTCTGGTATAGTCTCCGGAGAGGCCCTCTCCCGTTCCCAAGGAGCAATCGTGAGTGTAACTGACGCCGAAAGAGCGTTCTACGAGTCGGTCATCGACGACCCGACAGGGAAGAGCATCCAGGACCTCCGGTACGCCTACTTCCTGGCTGCCGTCGACGGCGGGCTCCCCTCCGGCCCTGTCGCTGTACCTGACGGGATCGAGGCCACAGGCACCCCGTCAGCGTCGACCTACCTTCGTGGCGACGGGTCTTGGTCGACCCCACCGGACACCACCTACAGCTCTATGCCGCAGGCCGAGGCGCAAAACCCTAATGCCACCGGAATGCGGGTCATCTCCGGACAGCGTCTGCATCAGGGCGTCGCGGCGTTCTTCCGCGCGATCCCCGGGTACAGTGAATCGACTGCACAGGTGCTGGAGCACGACGATACAGGATCGCTCGTCTGGACGACAAAGGTTTGATCGTGGCTGAGCCAACGATCATTCAGGGCGACAACTTCCAATTTTGCCGCATCAGGTTTGCGCACAAGCCGGAGGACCAGCTCGCGTACCGATACAGCAGTGACCAGCCTTGGTCGGTGATGGGTCGGGTGAATGACTCTATGCTGGCTCTGTACTTCGCCGCCGCACTTCGGGGGCAGGCGCAGGGGGGCGGAGGCGGGGCGGGTTGGTATGAGGAAACTTTCCGTGCCGGACAGACCAACATCCTGGGGGGCGGCCCCCTGCAGACCGACGTAAGCTTCATCGCCACCTTCCCTGGCTATCCGTTTCGGACAGGTAGCACCTCGGTTCCCGGTCTGTGGACTGAGGGGTCGTTCAGCATAGTTCGGGCAGGGACCGCAGGGAGGAAAGACTTCACCCTGAGCCGGGAAGATGCGGAGGTGGTCGGGAGCTTCGTGACCACGTGGCTAGTAGATAAGAGTGTCTGGGACAACCTAGTCCCCGTGGACGGCGACAGTAGCGAGCACTCCAAGGGTGTCGACTACGGAAGGGCCTGGTAAGGTAACCCCATGACTTCCTTCACGACCGGATCAGCGAAGACCTACGACAGCACTGTCCGAGACTTCATCGACTCGAAGCATCAGCACCTCGCGGAGATTCTCCACGACTACGACGACACCCTCTCTGTCGAGTTCATTCCTTCCCTGGAACGAACTGACGATGATGCCAAGCCGTTTCGGATTGTGCAGACGCCCAGAGACGGTCGCGACAAGTACGTCGTCCGCTACCTCAGCGCTCATGAGATGGACGACCCCCAGCAGGTCCTTCTCTGGATCTGGGAGGGCGACTTCCGCAAGCATAACCCTGATGCGATTTTCAACCGCCTGGAGGCCAAGCGAATTGCTGCTGAACTCCTGAAGGAGAAGGGCGAAGCGGATGAGCGGGCCGAGCGGGTAGACTTGATGGCGAACCTGGCATCTGGTGGCCGGGATCACGAGGATTGGTTCAGACACAACGGCCAGACCTTCCGGAGGTAGCCATGACGCTTCGCGCATCGACCCGGACCTAGGGGAACGTCAAGCGGGCTGTAAAGCGCCTCTTCGGTGACGAGGCGGGCGTGCAGCTCGAAGACGCAGACATCCTGCAGTGGGCCAATGACGCACAGCAGGCCATCAACACGAATAACAAGATCTTCAAGGCCAAGAGCACGTCTATGAGCGTACCCGGCCAGGCGAACTACACCTTCCCGACAGAGCTCATCCAGCAGGTCGCATCGCTGACCTTCGACGGCAGCCCGCTCCGGGCGGTCGAGATGGCAGAGGCTCAGACCCGCATCCAGTCCAACGACCCTCACGGAGAGCAGAGCGGCGTCCCTGTCTGCTGGTACGAGTGGGACGGCGAATTCGTGCTGTACCCCTCCCCTGACACGGAGAAGGAGATCGCGCTCTACTACACCCGATACCCGACCCCCCTGTCGGGGGCAGACGAGGAGCTTCTCGACGTCCCGGACAAGTACTACCAGGCGGTAGTGGACTACATCCTCTGGAAGTGCTATGAGATGGACGAGGACTGGAACGGCGCTCAGCTGAAGGAGGGCCACTTCCGGGGCGCTCTGGAGGAGCAGGCCGAAGAGGAACGTGAGGTCGCACACCTCACCTACCCTGTGATTCAGGACATCTGGTGACTTCCCGCAAGGCCATCCTCATCGGGCCATTCTCACGAGGCGTCAACACCTACGACGACCCCACAGCGCTGCATGACAAGGAGTGTGCCGAGGCGCTGAACTTCGACCCCGGCCTGGACGGGTCTCTCCGCAGCCGCCCGCCCTTTACAGACACCGGGAAGCCTCTTCCTGTGTCCGGCATCGGCAACCCGCAGATGCTCGGCTACTTCTACGACACAGACGGCAGCCCGTACCTCCTGGCGAGTGACGGCGATTCCTCGACCTGGGCGTACTATCAGGGCTCCTGGACGCTCGTCACAAGCGCTCTGTCGGCCACCGACATGACTCAGTTCGACGGGAAGGCGTGGCTTGTCTCCCCTGTCGGTGAGGCGGACCCCGGAGGGTACTGGACCCCCTCTGGCGGCTTTGTCGCTGACGCGGACATGCCCCGAGGGGCGAGCATCACCTCCTACAAGAGCCGTCTGTGGATCGCACAGGGCATCGGCGGCGATAACCCGACCCGGATTTACTACTCGAAGGTGATCGGGCAGCCCGACTTCTGGAAGACCCCGGCGTTCCTCGACGTCGGCTCCGGCGACGGCCAGAACGTCGTGAAGATCCTCGCTTACTACGACACGATGCTTGTCTTCCGCACCAAGAGCATCTGGAGCTTCCAGTACAGCCAGGACCCTGCATCGGCTACGCAGGGGGTCATCGTCCCTGGCGTCGGTCTGCAGTCTCGTCACGCTCTCGTGACCTACGAGAACTACCTGTACTTCATGTACGACGAGAACGCCTACCGGTTCGTGAACAACAGGGCAGAGCAGATCAACACCAAGGTGCCGTTCCGCACCCTGAACCCTGGCTCGACCGACAACCCGTTCACCGTCTCGCTGTTCAACAACCGTGTTCTTTACAGCTACTACGAGATGATCTACGTCTACAGTCTTCGGACGCAGACCTGGACGACCTGGCGTTCCGATACCTGGGGGCCTATCGGACAGCTGATGATGCCGTTCACGGACGATCAGACAGGCGTGGCCTACGCCTTGCCGTCCGCGTCCGTGACTCCGCGTGCGACCATCGCTCGGAACCGCAGCTGGAACCCGTCCTTCAAGAAGGATCTCCGGAACTGGAGCGCGTCGTCAGGGGCGAAGGACCTTACACGGGTCACCGACATCCCCGGTAGTGCTCACTGTGCGTCCTTCGTCATGACCGCAACGGGCGGGCAGATACGCCAGGACAACATGGCTATCAACGTCGGAGAGAAGGCGTACATCAGCATGAGGCTGAGACTGGCCTCCGGCACAGCTACAGGCGCAGTGAGAATGCACTTCGTTACTGGCGGCACCGAGGGTCTCTCAGACGGGGACATCTCCTCTCCCTACGACAGCGCCCCTGTCTCCCTGAGCTCGTCAGAGTGGACTGAGGTGACCTTCGAGACCCCGATCGCTGCAGAGCCCGGAGTCAACTTCATCCGGGTGTACCCCCGGATCGAAAACGCTACCGTCGACCAGGTCGTGTACCTCGACGACGTCATCTGGGACACGAAGCCGCTGGAGATCGAGGGGTACTTCGACGGAGACACCGTCTCTGCCGACCCTGACATCAGCTACGGCTGGGACAACGAGGACGGGAACAGCCCGAGCCGCAAGTTCACCTTCCGTGGAATCTCCCTGCTGAAGATCGAAGACAGGGTCTCTGACGCCTCCGAGGACATGCTCTGCGTGCTCGTCACGAAGAACTACAACTTCGACGTCCCTGGCTCGTTCAAGGTGCTGTTCTGGTGGGGGATCGACGCGATCTTCAAGACGAACATCAGAGGCCAGGTGATCCCCGGCGTCTACAACCTGTCGTCGACATGGGGGAAGCTCCTCGCAGAGGGCGCGTCCTGGGGGAGGCTCCTGAGCGGCACCTGGACGCACCCGTACCTGAGCGACCCCTCTGTCGTATCCGATGTTTCTACCGGCCCTGGCCCGTCCCGGAAGTTCGTGAAGTTCTTCAAGAAGCTCCGATTCCGACAGCTGCAGTTCCGGATCACCTTCCAGACGGACGGGTCATCGAGTACGGCTCCCGTACAGATCTTCACCCTGTCGACGTACATGACCGAGAAGCAGACTGTTTCCAAGACCGTTTCGTAAGGTAGGATGCCAGCATGGCCGCGAACTTCCTCAACCCCCTGAAGGGGATCAATGCGTCTACCACGGGTGGTGGCGGGTACAGCGCTCAGGCTGCAGGCCGCAAGGCTTATGGCGGCGGCAGGCCGTACCCGAACATGGGCAAGACCGGGACTCAGGGCAAGGCCGGATACACCGCACGTGACGCTCGCCGCAGGGCCATCATGAAGAGACAGCAGGGAGGCCGGTAATGGCAATCAAGATCAGTCAGCCTGTAAAGGGCTCTGGCGGCGGTGGCGCACTCAGCAACAAAACCTTCCAGTACTGGAACCAGCAGCTCGGCAACCAGATTGCAGGCAAGCAGACGACCCAGCAGCGCATACAGAACCTCACGCCTGCGGGAACTAGGACTGTGCTAAAGCCTGCGACGAACTACGTCGCACGACCTTCTGCACCGGCTCGAAACACTGCTCGCAGCGGAGGCTCCTACGGCGGTGGCGGGGGGTCCTACTTCGGTGGCGGAGGCGGCGGGGGAGGCGGTCTCTCTGTCGACTCTGGTGTCCCGTCCGAAGAGGACTACCTCAAGGGAGATGCTACGTACCAGGCTGCTCTCGCAGCCCTGGCAAAGCAGCTGTCGAACTTCAACGCGGACATCGACTCTCAGCTGGAGAACCGGAAACTCGACTACAGCAAGGCTCTTCAGCAGCTCGGCTACATCGAGCCTGCAGCCGAAGGGGCGAAGGGAACCTGGAACTACGAGGACCTGAACACCGCTGCTGGTCGTGCCTACCAGGCGATGCTCAACGACTTCGCTTCTCGGAACATGATCCAGAGCCAGGCATACGGTGACGCACAAGAGAACCTCGCTCGGTCCCTGGACGATCAGTACACGGGGATCAGTACCTCGAATGAGCAGTTCATAAATGACCTGACCCGACAGAAGACAAAGGCAGCGGACGAGAACACCGCTGCTTTGCAGGCTGCTCGTGCGGAGGCGATCCTCCGCCGAGCAGCTCAGTATGGATTCGGAGTCTGATATGGCCGACAAGAACCGCAACGGCATCCCTGACCACCTGGAGAACAAGAAGTCCCAGCTGGCGAAGGGTCCCGGTAATAGCATCTGGGATATGTCCGGCTTCGGCGGCGGACGCACCTACGCGCAGACCCCGTACAAGACCGGAATCCTCGGCCAGCTGTTCAACTTCGCCGCCGACACGAGCCGGAACCTCAGCAACTTCTGGGACAGCGAGATCCTCGGGAACCAGCGCCCTCTCGGCGGCGGTCTAGGCGACTACCGCTACGGCAGCGGCCCTCAGGCCAAGGCCCAGCCGAAGCCCCCCTCCGTCGATCGCAACGTCCTCAATCAGGGCGGCAACAACCGCGTGCCGCCGCTCGGCAACACTGAGCTGCCCGATTTCATGAGCTTCCTCCGTCAGGCCATGAACCAGGTCGGCGGCGTTGGCAGAGTCAGCTACGACCCGCTCCGTAACGACGCCCGACAGAGGGGCGCTGAGTACGATGCCCGCCTGGAGGCGATGTACAACCAGCTGGCCCAGTCTCTGCGAAACGATGCCAAGGAGGCAGGCACCCGATACCAGGGTGCGATCGACCAGTCTGCTGAGCGCTCTGCTGACACGCAGCGGAACATTCAGATGGCATCAGACGTCGCCGCTGACCGCAACGCCGAAGTCCTTCGCAACCTCGGAATCGAGGAGGCTCAGGGCAACATCGTGCGGCAGGGCCGAGACCTGAGCACGCAGACGGCAAGGAACGTCGCTGATGCGGCTGCTCGCGGCCAGATCACAGGTGATGCGCTGCAGCGCAACCAGCAGTCCTCTGTCGACTACAGCACCGGCATCGCCGGAGCAGCTGGCCTGGAGGGCAACCTTCAGCGAGCCCGCGTTCAGTCCGAGCTCGCGAACCTCCTGGCTCAGTACGACATGCAGGAGCAGGAAGCGAACCGACAGGCTCAGCAGCAGTCGTTTGCTCAGTCGATGGGCCTTGCAAACTTGCTGTACGACGATGCCTGGCGCAAGCAGGGCTACAACGACGACATCTCGAAGTGGCTCTACGAGCAGCAGCTGGCTCAGAATCAGCCTGGTCGGACTGATCCGATGCAGTACAGCTTGAACTTCATCAGTCAGCTCATGCAGAGCCCGGAGTTCCAGGACCTCGACATCGATCAGATCCTGAAGATCCTCGGACCTGCAGCCTCCATCGGTAAGCTCGCCAACTAGCCGGTAGGATTACCTTTGTGGCTACCTTCTCTGACTACTACAACCAGATGGCCGCTGCCTCCCAGTCCCCCCAGCAGCGGCCATCTGCTCTGCCCAAGTACGACTTCTCCGGGCTCTCTGGGTTTGCAAAGAAGGTAGACGAGGCGAAGCCCTACGGAGTTCTCGACACGATCATCGATCTGCTGAGCCGTCCGCTCTACGGCGTGACGAACGCGGTGACCGGCGTCTCAGAGGGCATCGCAGATTCCCGTGAGAGCGGCAATCCGCTCCCTGCTGTCGGAGGAGTGGCTGCCCTCCCTACGAACTTCCTGACCGGGTTCTTCGGCACAGGCGGCGAAGAGGCCAAGCGCACCTTCAGCAAGGTCATGGAGCAGCAGACCGACCGTCACGGCAAGATCAACGACCCGAACTACGAGGACGTCGAGAACAATGTCGACCCCGTCCTGAAGGGCGTTCTCGGCTTTGTCGGTGACGTGGCTCTGGACCCCCTGACGTATGTCCCTGGCGCAGCGATCGCGAAGCTGGGGTCGAAGGCTGCCAGCGTAGGAAAGTCTGCTGTAAAGGGCGCTGAGGATCTCGTCCGTACCCAGAAGGGCGGGAACGTCGCAGAGGCGGTCGCTCGTCAGGGCGACGAAGCAGTCCCCGCTGCCCGTGCCGCCGAAGAGGGCGCTCCATCTGCCCCCGACTCTGTTCCTCGGCCCGTGCGCACAGAGGTGGCTGTCCCGGAAGCGACTCCTGGCTCCGTGCTGAAGTGGGCGTCTGAGTCGAACATCCCCGAGGTTCAGCGTGCTCTTCTCGACTACAACAGCAAGCTCGCCAAGAGCTCGAAGTCTCTGTCCGGCGACGTCGCCAGCGGCACGTTCCTCTCCAAGACGATTCCGGATGCCGAGAGGGCACTGACGAAGCTGTTCGAGCGCTACAACGCCCCTGTCGGTCGCGTGACCAAGCCCGCTGATCGTACCTTCACCGAGATGTTCCGCCAGGCGAACGCCGGTCCTGCCGCTGACGGCATCCGCGCTGAGCTCGACAACATCATGAAGATGGTCGGGGATGCCGCTCCTGTCGAGCCCAAGCCGATCAACGACTGGGTCCGCGAGAACGCGAAGCTCAACCTCTTCGACGAGACCGTGCAGCCGTCTGCCGCTCTCGGCAACCTTCTGACCGGCCAGGCTCAGGTCCTCCGTAACCTGCCTGTGGGGTCTGTGGGACGTCTGGCACGCATCGCGGGCGGAGAGCAGTTCCCCCGAGAGATCCGTGCAGAGGCAGCGAATCTGGTCAAGCGCTTCTATGCCGCTTCTCAGGCTGCTATGAAGTCGGACGTCACGGACGCACTGACAGCGTTCAACATGCGCCGTGCTCGCCAGGAAGACGCCGTCCGGGCGGGCCTCGGCAACGAGCTGTACGGCTTCCTGGAGTCGAAGGCTGACGGCAAGGCCGGGGCGAAGGCGTTCGAGAAGATCGTCCGGGATCTCGGTCGACTGGCTGACCCCGCTGCAGACCTCTCCGTGTTCGATCGCGTAGGGGCTCAGACCCGTGACGCCTTTACAGCATCCCTCGGGCTGCCGAAGTACGTCCGAGCCGAGGCCGGATCTGCCGATGAGGCGGCTCAGGTGATTGAAGCGGTGAATGCCGCTCAGCGCCCCGCTGACGAGGTGCTCGTGAGGGTGTTCGGGGACGAGCTCCCTGTCGGAGAAGGCTTCAAGCAGAAGTACACGCACCGCGAGGGCCAGGTTGCTTTCACGGAGGCCGATAAGGAGGCCCGTCTCGGTCGCCGTGTCCGCCAGCTGAACACGATGTTCCAGTATGACCTGAACAAGCGGCTCTTTGCGGCCATCTCGAAGCGTATGGAGGACGTTACCGGACGCCCCCTCAAGGAGCTCGCGGGTCTGCAGCGCACTCAGGCGTTCCGCCAGGCGTTCTACGAGAACTGGGATGCCCTCTCGCGCTCCCTGGACGGTCTCGGCATCAAGATGCACGTCGGACGACAGGGGCAGGAGTTCCTGTCGCTGACCTACCGGGACATCGTCGACATCACCGAGAAGAGCTTCGAGAGCTCGAATGCCGCTCTGGCCGCGCTGTTCAACGGCGGCACCTCCGTGGCTCCGTCGCGACTCATGGAGGCCGCTCACTGGGTTGTCACATCCGGTGCACGCGGAGACGAGGCGCTGGCCGGTGTCCGGGAGATCCTGCAGAACAAGAAGCTCACTGGCTACCGAGGACAGGTGCTCGACAAGAACCTTCCGAACAACGCGATCAAGTCCGGCAAGGCTGCCTTCTTCCTGCCCAACGCCAAGAAGGCGGCAGACGCAATGGCCGCAAGCATCCCCGGAGCGAAGGTCACGAAGAGCAGCAAGGGCTACTACGTGACGACCGGCCCGAAGGGTCTCCTGGACCCTCTGACAGAGGCGATCGTCAAGGGCGCTGATGCCTTTGCGGCTCGCGCTGCCGAGAACAGCGCCGCCTACGCGGCACGCGGTCTGAAGGAGACCAAGAGCCTCACGACGGATCAGCTGGAACGCATCCGTCGTGTGCTCGACGCTGGCACGATGGACGAGCAGGTGGAGGCCCTCGCGAAGCTCCGAGCCAACCTCCAGGAGAACGCTGCCGACATCGGCGCATTCCCGAGCTCGGTGCTGGGAGCCGAGGAGCTTGTGAAGCAGGCTGTCGGCGGCTTCGAGGTGCAGCGAGCTGCCTACTTCAGCCGGTCGATGGCTGCCGTCTCTGACAACCCGAAGATGCGCAAGACGATCGTGGCAGAGAACTCCACGAAGCAGGCTGAGTCCTACGGCAAGCAGGCCGACGATCTTGACTTCGAGCCCGTCAAGGTCCTGGAGGAGGGCGAGCAGTCCGCCTCTGCTCAGGTGAAGGCTGCTGAGCAGGAGATCGAGCTCTACGATCTCGCGAGCATGGACCCGCTCTACGGCGTGAAAGAGTACGCCGCACAGCAGGGGTTCGTGGCAGGGGCTGCTTTCGGCCTCTCTAAGACGTTCGATCAGTCCTTCGGCATGAAGAACCTCTACGGCGTCTACCACGCCAAGCGCACCGTGTCGGGGCAGATCCTGTCGGAGACCGTCGACACCCTCCGGCAGATGAAGAAGTTCACTCCGGATCAGCTGACCGCTGCAATGGCTGCTGTAAAGAGCGGCGTGGCGAACAGTAACGCTGAGGTAACGGCAGCTGCCGATCTCATCCAGTCCGTGCTGTCGAAGACCTTCGATCTCGATCCTGCTGCCAAGAGCTTGATGAACAGCCCGCTGATGCGTACAGAGCCGAACATCGAGCACATCAACGCGATCCTTCGCCAGAAGGCAGGCAAGGAGACGTCCTTCCAGCTCAGCGACGACTTCGACAACATCTCCGACCTTGTCGGGCAGTGGCGAAACTGGGACATCGCAGACCCGATCACCGACCTTTACAGGATCACGGATGCTTTCGTGACCGCCGCAGAGCACCGCTCTGTCGTCGGCAACTTCCTTCACGAAATGGGTAAGGCAGGACTCGTAAGCCGCGAGTACAAGGCTGGAATGGTCAAGGTCTCCGACAGCGGGGGCTCCACGTTCGCGAGCCTCATTCCTGACGGTGTCTACATGCAGAAGGAGGTCGCTAAGGAGCTGCACGTCCTCGATGCGATGGTGCGCACCGACCGTAAGTTCCAGGGTGAGCTCGGTGACTTCTTCCAGAAGACATTCATCCCTACCCAGAACATCTGGAAGCAGCTCGTCACCGTGTTCCGGGCAGGGCACCACGTCCGGAACCACCTCGGCAACGTCTTCATGAGCTGGATCGCTCGCGGCAACGCTCACTACCTGTCGAGCTACAAGGACGCTCTCCGGGTGATGGGCATGAAGAACAACTACCACGGCGTCGACCTTCTCGAATCCCTGACTGCGATCGGTGAGCGGATGCCCAAGTCGAGCGAGGTCATCGTCAAGGGGCGTCACTCCTTTACAGCAGATGAGGTCTCGAAGCTGGCTCAGGACCACGGCCTACTGAGCTCTTATGCCACGACAGAGGACCTCATGCTGGAGTCGGCCAGCGGTCGTATCGGCCAGATCGGTGCTGACATCGCGAACAGCCGTGCCGGTCGCATTGCCGGTGGCGTGTCGCACTTCGTCGACCACCACGGCAAGCTGCAGCACTTCATCCAGATCCTCAAGCAGGAGTCGGCTCAGCACGGTCGCTGGGGCAAGCTCTCGAAGAGCGAGCTCGTAAAGCGTGCCGTGAACGAGGTGAAGCGGGCTCACCCCGACAGCCTGATGCTGACCCCGACAGAGGCGAAGTGGCGCTTCCTGGTCCCGTTCTACACATGGTTCGCAAAGACCCTGCCGTTCGCTATGGAGTCGGCTGCTCGCAACCCTGGGCGGTTCATGGCCCTCCCGAAGGCGTCCTATGCGCTGGCTGAGTCGATGGGGATCAACCCCAACAGCCTGTCGGACCCGTTCCCGGAGGATCAGCTCTTCCCGAGCTTCGTCACAGACGGTGCGTTCGGGCCTCAACTGCAGATCGACGGCAACTACATCAACATCAACCCTGGCGCGCCTCAGTTCGACATGCTGAGCCAGATCTTCTCCCCGGACCCGATCCAGGGCGTGCTCGGCATGACGTCCCCGCTGATCCGCGTGCCTGCTGAGCTCGCCACCGGCAGCAAGGTCGGCGGCATCCCGATCAATGACACGAGCGACTACCTCGACCAGAACCTGCCGATCGTGAACTACCTCGCGAACATCACCGGCCAGAGCATCACCGGAAGCGCCGTCTCGGTGCTGCAGGGGCAGGGGCTCGATCCGCAGGCTCAGGTAGCGAAGGGTAACAAGACGGAGTTCGATCAGGGTCTGTCCGTCGTCAACTGGCTCCTGGGCCTCAACGCCCAGAACTGGAGCCGTCCGAACTTCATCAACTACGCTGAGATCGAGAAGAGGAACCGGGCAGGCTCTGAGAAGAAGGGGAATGGATTCTGATGGCAAACTTCGTCAACCCTCTCGCCTCTGTCGGTGGGTTCCAGAATCAGCAGCTGTCGCGCTTTACAGCACCTGCAGGGGCCAACCAGCGTGTTCGTCCGGTGGCCGCGCAGATCTCTCTTCCGAACGAGTCGGCGGACATGAAGGGCTTCAGCGACATCTCAGATCGAGCATCTCGCCAGCACAGCATGTTCCTATCCGCTCTGCGGGCACAGCAGGCCCGTCAGCAGCCTAAAATCTCCTCCAGCTATGGCGGGGGCCGATCTGGCGGCGGGGGCGCTGGCGGCCCGTTGGTGGGCCGGTACAACCTCGTTGCCGGGGCCGACAGAGCTCTCCAGGCAATGAATGCGGCGTTCCAGAAGCAGTTCGGCTATAGCCTGAAGGTCAACTCAGGCGGGCGCACCCGAGCCGAGCAGCAGCGTCTCTACAACCTGTACAAGGCAGGGAAGGGCAACCTCGCCGCACCTCCCGGCCACAGTCTCCATGAGAGCGGTCGTGCAATCGACTTCGGCGGTGCGATTCAGAACGCGGGATCTCGCGAGCACCGCTGGCTCCAGGCCAACGCCGGTCGGTGGGGCTTCAAATGGACCGGGAAGAACTTCAAGCAGTTTGAGCCGTGGCACTGGGAGTGGCACGGATAGGTCGTCCGCTCTGAGGAGAGTCGAGACAAAGAAGAAGCCCCCGCCCGAGGTGCCGTATGACGGACCTGGCGGGGGCTTCTCACCCCCAAGAGATCGGAGAATCTCTTGGGGATAGCGTATCAGATGATCTCGTTGCAGTGCAGCCAGTAGATGCCGTGCAGCCAGGCCGAGTCCTGGTCCGGGAGGTGCTTCTTGTTCCCTGTTTTCGTGAGGTCTCCGGTGTAACCGGTGATCTGCTTGGCGACAGGGAGGGCTTGGCCTGCGTACTGCACTGTTACAGGGATGCCGGTCACGGCCCCGAGAATCTTTACAGCGCCCTCGATCTGCGAGGCTCCGTGGATGGAGCCGCCCTGCTTCACGCCAGGGTCGTGCCGGTAACCCTCGACGACGAGCTGCGTGATCTCATGGATCGGGCCGTCGAGCGGCGGCGAGAACATCAGCTCCCTGTCGAGACCGAGCCAGAACCACTCCTCGAAGTTCTCGAACGTGATGACGCCTCGCTCGATCTCCTCTCCCTCGTCGGTGAAGAGTGCGTAGCCGACGTTCTTGTCACCGCCGTCGATCGCGAGCAGGGTCACCAGGACACCTCCCACCACTTCCAGGTGTACACGTAGCACTGTCTTGAGTGCAGGAACTGCGCTTCCATCTCAGCGACGTCAGGGACGCCTTCCCTCTCGGCCCGCTGAGCGAGCCACTCCGCGTAGCTCTCCGTGCTGTCTGCAAAAAGCTGACTGACCTGCTGTGAGAACCCCTTCTCGTCGGCCTCCACTTCTTTGTCGATGACGAAGATGACCTCTCCGCTGCCGAGCATGATGCGGGTAGCCGTGCGAGGGATCTCAGGCTCGATCCTGGGGATGGTGACCCTCTCGGTCCAGTCGAAGTCTTCGTAGTCCAGTGTCCGTACCCCTGGCGGGATGAGGTAGGTGTCGACCTTCGGCTTCTGGTTGGTGTAGATCTTTACAGCCATGATGATTCTCCGTTCTCTAGGGGATTGGGTTACCTGAGTGTATCACGAATGTGCGTACTTGATCGAGCCGTCCCAGCTCTCGACCTCGACAGCGAAGCGGACAGGGAAGAGCTCCTCGCCGTCGTCCGAGCAGATACCGTTGACGTTCTCCATTGCCTGCTTGATCTTTACAGCGTACTCTTCGGCCAGATCCTCGCGGACCTCGAACACGAGGGCGTCATGCACCTGCAGCAGCAGCCTGCAGTCCTCGCTGTCCAGCGTGTCCATGACGTAGATCATCACCCTGTCGACGATGTCAGCAGCACCGCCCTGCATGACTGAGTTCATGCCCTTGTAGCTCTCGCTCTTGTACTTGAAGTGGCGGTAGCGATCCGTCCAGAGCCTTGCCCGGAGGGTCTTCTCGACCTTCTGCTTGATGTCCTCCTCCAGGAGCCGGAATCGCGGGTACGACCGATAGAACGAAGACTTCAGCAGCTGGGCTTCCTTCTTCGTGACTCCGAACGCCGACATGATCCGACCGTCGCCTGCGCCGTACTGCAGCGAGTAGACCAACGTCTTCGTCCTCTGTCGGGTCCAGCTCTCAGCAAGCCTAGGGCTCGTCTTCTGGAGCTGCTCCCGGATCGCCTCGGTCATCTCCGTGAAGATGTCCCGGCCCTGCTCGAAGATCTCCAGCAGAGCGGGCTCCTGGCTGTACGCTGTAGCCAGCCGGAGCTCCAGCTGCGAGTAGTCCGCCGAGATCAGCACGTAGCCGTCTCGCGGCACGAAGCACTTCTTGATGCGATCGTTCCAGGGCTTCGGGTCAGCCCCCTTCGAGATCTGCTGCAGGTTCGGGTTCCGCGAACTCAGCCGACCAGTCGCCGTGACGTGCGTGGTGTACTCGGTACGGAGCCTGCCGTCTGGGCTCGTGAGCGTCAGGTACGGGTTCAGCAGCAAGCCGACAGCAGTGTCCCAGCCTCGGTACTCCTTGATGAGGGATGCGACCGGACTCTCCATTCGCTCCAGCATCGGCTCGTACTCAGCCATCACAGCCTTGGTGAATGACGGAGCCCCGGTCTTCTCGCTCTTCTTCAGCACGGGCAATCTCAGCCTGTTGATGAGCAGCTCCTGCATGTCCTTGTTGCTCTTGGGGTTCAGGCCCAGCTCGCCCTTGATCTCCTGTTTCCGGGCCTCGCCTTCGTCCCGAAGCTGCTCAGCGAGCTCCAGGTCGACTTCGATACCTCGGCGGCGCATCTCGGTGAGCACACGGATGACCTTCTGCTTGGTCTCCCAGACGTCGGCAGGGAGCGACTTCCAGGCTGGGGTCTTGACCTGCTCCTCCTTAATGAGCAGGGTCAGGTCGGTGTCGGTCGTCGCATAGTCGAACATCATCTCAGGGGTGGTGTTCGGCCAGCCGGAGGTCTTCTCCTTCTTCAGCGGGTACTCGTTCTCCCACGGCCAGACGGCGAGCTTTCGGTGCCCGTCCGACAGGGTGTAGACGGCCAGCTCATCGAGCCCTCGGCGTCCGATGGTCCAGTTCTCGTTGATGAGGTTCTGGACGGTCAGCACGTCGTGGAACGGGTTCTCGCGGAGATCCAGCCCCATGTTCAGCAGACCGATGATGTCGAACTGGTAGTTGGCGAAGATGAGAGGTCGTCGCTGCTTCTGCAGCACCCACCGGAGCTTCTTGGCTGTGGCGGCGTCGATGTTCTGCTCCTTGCCTGCCTTGTGCCGGACGCCCCAGTACCACTTCACCAGCTCGCCCTCCTCGGTGCGGAACGAGATGCTGAAGCCGATCACCTTCGACCGTCCGTCGTGGACGTCGAGTCCGGTGGTCTCTGTGTCGATCGCCACCTCCAGGTCAGGATGCCTGTAAAGGTATGAAATCACGTCATCAGATGTGAAGTGCCTTTTCGCCATCGTCATCTCCTTCATCTTCTCGGGGCGCGCTGAGTCTCTGGTCTCTCAGACCGTCGAGCTCATCTCTGCTGAAGTACAGGTGGTCGTCTCTCCTCAGCTTCCAGGGGTCCTGCATCATCGGGCGGAATCGCGCCTTCAGCAGCTGCAGGTCGAGCAGCTGCTCGGGGTCGTGCCGGTCTTCCAGGTCGAGTGCGAAGTCGATCGATGCCGCGATCTGGTAGGAGCCGTAGATGTCGGACTGCGTGTTCGCCTGCTTGCGGCTGGCGGCATCGTTGGCCTTCTTGCGGTGGTGGTGGATGAACACTAGCCCGAAGCGGTGGTAGCGCCGCAGAGCCTTCAGGTAGGCGAAGAGCTTCTTCATCTCGTCG